GACGGCAATCGTGATGCCCTCCCATTCAAACGAGAGAGACATGTGATTTCCAATGTGATGATGAACGTCCGCAGACATTCTACCCCAAAAACAAGAAACACGCTGCGCTTCGTCCGACCTGCATCTCCTTTTCCTAACCCGTTCCCATCGTGCTATCGCGGCGCAGTGTGATAAAATTCAGGGATGATTTTCGAACCCGATGATGGCCCGATGCAGGTGCCTTCCTTCATTCCCAAAAGAACAGATTGGCCGTCTGAAAGCGGTGACAGCCCAATTGGTGCGCCTGACGACACGGCACCGCCAACGTCAACTGGCACCGCCAGCGCGCCAACGGTTAGCGTGTCCGCTCCCCTGCTGCCTGATCTGTCGCCCTACGATCTGACAGTTGGCGAAGCGCTGGAGGTTTTCACACAGGAACAGCGCAAGCGCCCGTCCGATAGAACGCTGCAACGATATTGTCAGGACGGTCGATTTGAGTGCTACAAGCTAAAGACCACCCGCAACGGCACGCCGGTACATGAGTGGATTATCAACAGCACGTCTCTCCGGGTGTTTGTCCGAACCAAGCCGGTTGAAGTTTACGTCGATGACTTGGCACCGCCAAGCCAAACTGGCGACGCCGCAGATGTAATGGTGTTGGAAAAATCGACAGAAAATGACGGTAACGTCATTGCGACGCCAGATCAGGTTGGCGACGCTGAGCAGGAACGCGTCTTGCCGAGATCATCCGACACACAACCCGACGTCGCGGCGACGCCAGCGCAGGATGGCGGCGCCGGAACCGAAACCATCAGCCGCGTGGCGTTGCTGATTGAGAACGCTAACCTGACCGCACGGCTCGACGCGCAGAACGAGTTGATAGGGGAGTTGCGTGACGACAAGACTTTCATGCGCGAGCAGATCGTTCATCAGCGCCGCAATGACAGCCTGATGTCCGACATGCACCGCGAGACATTGCAGACACTCAAGGCGGTCTCTGTCGCCGGACGACATACCAGGATCGAGATGCCGGACGCGGCCTCAGGCGCACCGCAGGGAAGCGCCTTCTACGACGCCCACGATGGTGAACAGCGACCACCGGACAATGCTGCTCGTGGTGTATAATATTTCCATATGAGACCGTTCGGAGATTTGCTGCAGGAGAAAAACATCAAGCTTGTTGGCGCTGATGCGCTTTCAATAAATGGCTTCACGCAAGTGCCGAATTACATGCTGAAATCGCCGCGCATTTCTCCTGGGGCCAAGCTCACCTACGCGATGCTTCTGAGCTACGCCTGGGGCAATGACTATTGTTTTCCCGGACAGGAGACATTGGCCAAGGACATGCGCACCACCAAGGGTCTGGACGGCAAGACGCTCATCAATGTCACGCCCAAATACCTGCTGGTGGGGCCGGACAGCGAGTCCGACGCCGAACGGCTGCTGGCCTCAATCTACCCGGCAACCACCGACAACGTGAACATCTACGCAAGCAAGCTGAACCTGCTGGTGGAGCCGCGCCTTGAGGGTCCGGCTTGGTATATCTTCGCTGACCCGTCGCGGCTGGCGGCGTTCCAGTATGGCTACCTGTCCAGCGCCCAAGGCGTGCAGATTCAGCGCAGTGAGGCATGGTCTACGCTTGGGATGCGTTTCCGGGCATGGCTCGACTTCGGGGCCGGGTGGCTGGAAAGCCGAGCCGCCTATCTGAACGAGGGCGAATAATGGCCACGGTTGCCGAACTGACCAAGATGCGGGCAGACCTCTTTGCTGCCCGCATGGGGGGCGCACGGGCGTTCCACGACTCCAATGGCGAGCGGGTGGAGTTCAAGTCTGACTCCGAGATGGCCCGGGCCTTGGCTGCCCTCGATTCCGAGATCGCCGCCGCAGGCGGGGCCGCTGCGCCCCGCGTCCTGTACTTCACCACATCGAAAGGAACCTGAAATGAAAAACTATGTGCAACCGGGTGACTCGATCACCTTCACCGCAGCAGCCACCGCCAGTTCGGGCGATGGTGTTCTGGTGAACAGCCTCTTCGGCATCGCGTCTGGTGATGCTGCCATTGGCGAAAAGCTGGTGCTCACCACCAAAGGGGTCTTCGCCATGCCCAAGGTCAGCACCGATGTGATGGCCGTTGGCGCTGTCCTCTACTGGGACGACTCCGCCGGTCTGGTCACGACCGATGATGACACCGGGTCCAACCCGCGCATCGGTCTGGCCGTCACTGTCGCTGACAACCCCAGCGGCACCGTCAACGTGCGGCTGGACGGCTAAGACAATGGCCCGGCGTCCTTTTCGACCTTCAAACAGTCCGATGTGGAACGGGCGGTTAAAGCCGTCCGTTCTGCCGGGCTGGACGTGGGAGGCATCGAAGTTGCGCCGGATGGGACCATTCGAGTTATGGTGGGGGCTTCACAAGGCGAGTCGCAAGCGGCGATGACGCCTTTCGACAAGTGGAAGGCGCAGAAAGATGCGCGTTCGAATGAAAGGCATTAACCGGGTCTCCAAGCGCCTCGCCGATGGTAGCCGCGTGACCTACTACTATGCGTGGAAAGGTGGCCCGCGCTTGCCCGGAAAGCCGGGCGATCCGGAGTTTGTTGCCGCCTACAATGAGGCCGTGGCTCAGAAAGCCAAACAGCCCAGCGGCACATTGCAGGCGATCTTGAACGCCTATCAGGAATCACCCAAATTCACCGATCTGGCAGAGCGCACCCGCAAAGATTACACCAAACACATCCGGAAAATCGAAGACGAGTTCGGCGACTTCCCTATTGCCGCCCTGCCCGACCGGCGGACCCGTGCTGAATTCCTCGCATGGCGCGACCGGATGGCGGTCAACTCCCGCAGGCAGGCCGACTACGTTTTCGCCACTTTCGCATCCATCATGGCTTGGGCCGCTGATCGGGGCCTGATACTGGCCAACCCCTGTGAACGTCCGGGTAAGCTGTATCGCGCTTCGCGCTCCGACGCGATCTGGACTGAAGCCGACGAAGCCGCGCTTCTGAAGGTTGCCCCACCCCGAATCCGCCTCGCCTACTTACTGGCCGTCTGGACTGGTCAACGCCAAGGCGACCTGCTGCGCCTGACGTGGAACGCCTACGATGGCTCGCATATCCGCCTGAAGCAGCGGAAGACAGGCCGCCGGGTGGTTATTCCTGTCAGCGGCGCTCTGAAAGCTGCATTGGACCAAGAGACCAAGAAAGCGGTAACGATCCTGACCACGACAAAAGGGACAGCTTGGACGAGCCACGGTTTCAGCGCCACTTGGCGCAAGACCTTGGCAAAGGCTCAGGTTACTGGCCTGACGTTCCACGACCTGCGCGGAACCGCTGTCACGCGGCTGGCGCTAGCTGGATGTAGCGAAGCTGAAATCGCCACCTTCACCGGTCACAGTCTGCGCGATGTGGCTGCAATCCTTGATGCGCACTATCTGAGCCGCGATTCGCGGCTGGCAGAAGCAGCACTGAAAAAGCGGGAGGCGCACGAAGCAGGAACAAAAATTCCCAACTGAACGCCCAATTGGTCTGTTGAGGTCAGACCGTGACCCCAGAAAACTCTTTGCGATCAATGGCAGGGGCACACAGACTCGAACTGTGGACCTACGGTTTTGGAGACCGTCGCTCTACCAACTGAGCTATACCCCTATGGCCGAGGTCCAGATATGCCAGCACGCCGGAAGGGGCAAGAGGGGTTTTCGAAAACTTCGGCAAACAAATTCAACTTCACCCAGCAACCTGGGCAGGTTGCACCGGATAACCTTTGCTGAAATCGGGCGGCTTGCCTGTTGGCAGATCACAAATTTGCAACGACCGACGGTGCCATGACCGGGCGTGTCGGACACAGGACGCCCAAGGGCGAAACGAATTGGAAAACCGCAGCAAAACCCATTTGCCTGACCGATTGCATCCGCTATGGAAGAGACCACCAAACGGGGCAGCACATTGAGCTTGCGAAAAAAGATAGCAGACAGCGCGTGGTTCAATCAGGCAATCGAGGGCCTGTTTGCGGCCTATATCCGCTTTGC